ACGTTGCCCTTGATGATGTCGAACTCCAACCACAAGTAGTGGCCGGTGCCCGCCTTCGTCTCGCGGATATCCGACTGCACGATCTGCATGACGTACTCGCCAGCAGGAAGGATGCTGTTGTCACCCATCGGCTCAAGGTTTTGAAACTCGGTGGGGTTCAGGTTTAACTTAGCCATTTGTTTTACTCTCCAGTTACTTGGTTCATCGATGAGGCAAGCGCCTCGGAAAACTTTGCATAGTCCAGCGGCAGCGAATCCGGCAACGACCAACGTGACTTGGCCTGCCAGCCTGGACGCTCTTGCGTGTACAGCACACGGTTACCGTTGCCGACTGCGCGAGTGACCTTCTGGTTAAAGCCAACATCAGACTTGACGGTGCTGTACTGCTGATTCGCAAACATCAGGATGTCGCACCACTCGCTAACCAGACTTGCGCTGCCGTGATGCAGGTCGAGTTGGTAACGGTCATACGGGTCAGCGAGCGGGTCGTCGAATCGTTTGACCTGCGTGTGCGCGAGCAGGATTACCTGCATGTTCTTCTCGTTACGCAGATGGTCGAGACCATCGAGCAACTGACGCCAGTAATCCGCAGCCGCCTTGTAGCCACGGCCGTAGCCGATGGCATCAATCGTCGCCACGTTATTGTCCTGCGCGACACGCTTGTGGATCAGTTGCTCAGCCCAGTCGGCGCTGTCCACGACAACGGTAGCGAACTCATGATCTTCGCTAGCCAGTGCGCCGATCGCGTCCACCATTTCCTCGTAAGAGGTGCACAGCGGAAAGGCATCGACGTTGATGGCATCGAGTCCTTCTTCAGTCTGGATGAACACCGGAGCCGGTGCGTTAGCAGCAAAGGTGGATTTGCCGATGCCGTGGGTTCCGTACACCACAATGCGCGGCGGACGGGCGACACCAGTCTTTCTCAAACTACTTAGTGATATAGCCATCTCAAACTCCTTGGACGATTTTTACGTCTGTCTTGGCGGGTTCAATAGTCAGAGCTGAAGCCAGAACTTTGTACAGTTGCGGCTCGTTATTGGCGAGGTACTTAACGCCAGTCTCATCAAGCTCGCGCTTGAGTTTCACGGGATGCAAGCTCTCGGGAATGCGAGCAGCGATGGTGCTGTCGAACATGTCCCAATCAATCTTGCGCTTGAGTTTGCCCGTGATGGTGATCTTGTAGTCACCGACTTGGTGCGTCTTAGCACCTTCCTCTCTCTTACCGAGGATAGTAATCAGCTCTTCTTCTAGCGCCACTCGATGCTCGTTTGCTTTGCGCTCATCTTGCTTTGCTTGGAAAAGTTCATCAGCGATTTCGATTTCAGTTCTCATACAGGTTCTCCGTTTTACGTGTTTGTCGGGGAGGCCGACGGAAGAAAGGTAACACCCCTTGTGACAGGATGCAAGTGGTGGCAAGATGTCACCATCCGAAGGAGGATCAATGTCGTTAAATGAATGGCTAGAACGAAATCACTTGACACATGAGCAATTTGCTGCCATGTGCGGGTGTACCCGTGCCGCTGTCACCCGGTGGTCGTCCGGCTCTAGGATGCCGTCTCCCAAGTGGCTGAAGATTATAGAGCGCAGAACCAAGGGGCAAGTAAGTCTGCGCTATGAACTGGAGATGACCGATCGCGAGAAGATCTATGTCTCGTTGTACCGGAAAGGGTTCACGCTTTCGGCAGCGGCAAAGAAACTTCGGATCAGTCGCAACACATTGAGCCGGTTCCTGACCAAGAAGGCAGAGACACCGGATGACATCGTCGATCGTATCTATAAGTTAGCGGGGTTGTAATGATTGACATCGTGATTCATGGCAAGCCGATGCCAAAGGGTCGTCCTAGATTCGCAAAGCGTGGAAGCAAGGTTGTGACCTATACGCCACGCGAAACCGAGATCTATGAGATGAATATCAAGGCATTGGCGCAAATCGCTATGCTCGGCAAGAGTATGTTTGAAGGGCCAGTCAAAGTTACGGTCACGGCATACTTTGCACACAAGAAAAAAACGGGGTGGCACATCTCTCGTCCTGACTTGGACAACATCGTCAAGGCGATCATGGATGGGCTGAATGGCGTTGTCTTTAGCGACGACGCAGTGGTAGCACAACTCGTGGCCTCGAAGCAGTACGGCGAGGAACGAGTCGAGGTTCAAGTCGAAAATGTCTGACAACTACATGCAACAGTATGGTGCCAAGCTCATGGATGGGGGCTATCGCATCATACCGATTATGCCGGGAACCAAACGTCCAGGACGTTGGGACGGCAAGAGCTGGGGTGAGTTGGCTCGATGGACCGAAGTCAACGTCCAGCAAGTTCACATCGACCTCTGGTCCAAGTGGCCGGGATGCGGCATCGGTATCTTGTGCGGCGAAGTCATCGCCATCGATATTGATATCTTGGAAGCCGAGGTCGCCGTCGAGGTGGGCAAGGTTTTCCAAAAGCATTTGGGCGAAGCCGAGCTGATGCGTATCGGCAAGGCACCGAAGGCGCTGTATCTGTACCGCACTGATGAACCGTTCACCAAGATCTCCATGCACCCGATCGAGGTGCTCGGACAGGGGCAACAGTTCGTCTCCTATGCCGTGCACCCAGAGACCAACAGACCATACGAGTGGCCGTTCTCTGCGCCGCATGAGACGCCCGTAGACAGCCTGATCACGGTGACCCGAGAGCAAGTACTCGCTGCTTGCGAGGAAGCCTATAAGACGATCCCGCCGAACCTGCGGCAGCGAAAGCTTGGGGGCAACGTCACCACCGTGATCCCGAACAAGGATGCCAAGACATCCTATGACGGACTCGTAGGCACCATGGCTGCGGTCGAGGACTCCCTGCGCTTTGTGCCGAACCCGGATCTTTCATGGGACGACTGGAACAAAATCGGCATGGCAATCTACTGCGCCACCGAAGCCAAGGGTTACCACATCTTTGACCAGTGGTCGCAAGCCTCGGGTAAGTACAACCAACTCGAAACCCGGCAGCGATGGGATCACTACAGCAAGTCACCACCCACCAAGATAGGCGCAGGATCGCTGTACTTTTTTGCACAGCAAAACGGGTGGGCACCTCCGCCGCATCTGGATCTGAATCCGATCAAGGCTGTGAAGGTAGACCTTACTAACCTTGAGCCACCCAAGAAGATACCCAAAAGCACCCGAAACAATTTTCCGATGGAGTGGTTCAACAGTCCGTCGCTCGTTGGCCGGGTCACCCGATGGATCAACTCCACAGCACAGCAGCCGCAGCCGACCTTCGCGCTGATGAATACGATCTGCATGTTCGGTGCGCTCTTCGGCAGACGTTATGCCATGGCGCACTTGCACACCCGGTGCAACATCTTCGTGATCGCCGTTGCCAAGCCCGGTGCCGGTAAGGATCACAGCCGACAGCGCGTCAAAGAATTGATGATCGCCTCCGGCCTTGGGCAACTGATCTGCGGCGATCGCTTCAGTTCCGGTGTCGCCATCCTGAGAACGCTGTTCGACTATCCATCAAGGATCAGTCATCTCGACGAGATGGGTCTGTACCTCCAGAGCCTGACTGCAAAGAATGCAGCAGGGCACCAGCGCGATGTGATCAAGACTCTGCTCGAAGTCTACTCGAGTAGCAGCGGCGTCTATCACGGCCAGGAATATGCTGACTCACGCGAGCGGCAGCGTCTCGATATCAATCAGCCCAACTTCAACTTCTTCGGCACGACAACACCGAGGACGCTGATCCCTGCGCTGAACCACGACATGGTGGACAACGGTACGCTCTCGCGCATTCTGCTGATCCCGCCCTTCGAGGATTATCCGAACGCGCAGATACCCGAGAAGATGGATGTGCCCGAGGATCTGATCGATGACATCCGCAGATCCTATGAGGTGGCACCGACCAACGTCGGCAACCTAACGAACATCCAGACTCTGGCTTCGTCGTCGATCGCACCGATCGTAGTCGAGTGGGAAGACACCGCCTTCGCCGAGTACAGCAAGGTGCGCGACTGGCAGCTTCAGCATTCGCGAAACGACGATGCCCTCTGGGTGCGCTACACCGAGATCACCATCAAGCTTGCGATGATCGAGGCCATTGCTCGTGACCCGAGCAGCCCGATCGTGACGTTCGAGATCTTCAAGATGGCTAACGATCTGGCTCGATGGTCGTTCAACTACACGGCTGACCTGATCACCAAGGAGGTTGCCGAGAACGAGATCGAAGCCTCGCACAAGAAGATCCTGAACATCATCCGCAAGGCCGGCGAGGATGGACTCAGCACCACCCAGTTGGCCAAGTACTGTCAGGGGATGAAGGCTCGCGATCGAAACGAGATTCTCCAGACGCTCATGGAAGCCGGCGACATCATCGAGGAGACGGTGAAGGCAGGCGGAGCCGGTCGCGATCGCAAGGTGTACCGAGTCAGGCGTTAAGTCAGGAGATAAAAAAATGCCCCGGCGGAGCTAAGCTTCGACACCGGGGCCAACTCTAGGAGATAGCACAGAGAGATCTTAGCTCCTCGGGTCTTTACCTGCAAGCCAAGAGATGTACCAAGCGGCCTTCTTAGCCTCCTGCTCGGGGGCATCCTTCTGCCCTAGCCGCCAGAGGTAGGCCATCGCGCTGCCCTTGCAGTAGCCCCGGAACTCCTCGGGAGTGAGCGCAGCCCGCAAGGCGTCGATGCATTCAATCTCGCCGCTCTTATAGTGACTTGGATTTACTGGATCGCCCACCCTTGACTCCCTTCTTCTTGGCCTTTCGCTTGGCGTGGCTGAGCTTTGCCATTCGCTGATAATGTTCTTTAGATCTTCGCTTCTGATCTCCTGAACCAGCGCTTCCACCTCGGCTTCCGATAGTCGCCAAGTATTCTCTGACTGCATTTTTAACCTCGGGCATTTCTCAGTAACTCCAGTTCACGTTTCAAAGTAGTAATCTCTAAAGCCAAGATGTTGGCCTCAAGCTGAAGGCCGGCGCTTCGAATACTGGCGAGCGCCTGATCAACCTTAACCTGCTGGGAATGTTTCCACGGCATCCGTTCCATCTCCGTCTTCCATGCGCCAGCCGGAGAGATGTTGTCGATGGTCATAGTTCGTTCCTGACTTTCTCGATGACGTTATCCCAAGGTGCAATCACGTTGTCCCTCGGGTAGATTTTGATGCTCGGATACCAGAGGCTCTGATCGCCGTCTTTGTTGCCCCAGTACCAGAGCTTGTTGGCATCCATGAGATGAACGGGAACCCCGATGGCACCGGCTACGTGCACCGTGCTACTGCTAATCGCAACGAGCATGTCGCATGCAGCACACGCTGCTGCTAGACCTTCGATGTCTTTGAGAAGATCGACGCTGCTCGTGAAGATGTTCGTGCCATAAGCCTCGTTGAACTTCTCG